ATGGGTTATAAGAGAGAGCGTAAAGTTTTGTCGGTATGTGAAGCATTGCATAGTTATTACAATCTGAACTCTATTTCAAGTGCTACAAGTGCGGGTTTTCCAATGAACCTTAATAAATTTGAAAACTTGAAAGAACAATATTTTAAAGCATGGAATAGTGGCGATGAGGAAAAAATTTCTTTTTATTTTGAGCGAATAGCTTCCGCAGTTCAAGATATAATTGAAAAATATTTGAATCGCTTACGTCCATTCTTTTTATATAATGATTGTTTAAAAGATGAACGCCGTGCTAAGGAAAAGGTTATGGCGGGATTAACGCGTTTGTTTTCTGGTAGTCCTTTTTTAATGCTAGTTTTGTTTCGTATGTATTTTGGTTCCTTTTTTGATTGTTTTGTCGAGTATGGTATTGATGTTGGTTCAGCTATTGGCCTTAATCCTTATTCAGAGGATTGGGATGTTGTAGCCAGAAAGCTTACCAAGTTTGGTAGGACGAAAGGTATATTACCTGTAGGTGCGGGTGATTATGCTAAGTTTGATGGTCGCCAGCAACCTGTTATTATGAATGAGATTTTGTTTATTATTCAGGATTGGTATGGTAAAACGGCCACACATAATGATTATATTATAAGAAAATATTTATGGAGTGAAGTTACTTGCTCGAAACATGTTTTGAATGGACGATTTTATGAGTGGATGAGATCTTTACCTAGTGGTAATCCTTTAACGGCTTTAATAAATACTATGTATAATAATTTGGTTTTTAGGGTTTCTTTTCAATTTGCAGGTTGTGATATTGAGAATTTTAATACTTCTGTATATGTTATAGCTTTGGGTGACGACGTGCTATTTGGTTTAGCTCCATATTTGCATGATAGTTTTAATGAATTGACATTACCAGGTTTTATGTTGAAATGTGGTATGGTCTATACAACTGAGGTTAAGGACACTGCTGTAGTTCCATTCAGAGATATTACTGAAGTTGAGTTTCTGAAGAGATCCTTTAGATTTAGTAATATAGTTGGTCGCTGGATAGCACCATTACGATTTGATGTTATCATAGACATGTTGAATTGGACGAAAAGAAAGAAAAGTTCCTTGTTGTCCGATCAAATTACAGTAGATAATATTGGAGTGGTCTTGCGTGAGATTTCTTTACATAGTAAAGATAAATATGACTATTGGTATCCTATTTTGAAATCATTGTGGATGGAGCATTATCCAGAGATAGAGAGTACGACTCCGATGTACTCTGATCATTTGTTGATGTTCCAGAGGACATTAGACAATGATTTCCAATTTTAATATAATATAGACCGTAATGTCTATAAACTAGGTCTCTTTAGACCAAAAAGTCCGTAATGACTATAAACTAGAGATAAGCACTCATTAAAATGCTAGGACCCAAAGTCCGAGCGCTCATGTGATCTTACTATATATAAGGGTGTTATTTATATATAAGTAGTGCTATGAGTGTATTATCCAGGATTATTTAATCGTATATACCCTAACTGGATTGTAGCATTCCTACTGTACAAAAGTTAACACAAACTGTCTATTCTATTGGGCAATTGAATAGACATTAAAATACAGCCTGCTGCAAATAATAATAATAATAGTGGTATTACTGACACTTTAAATTCAGTACGATCAAGTCTTGATAGTTCCTCTTCTAATAAGACTTTCACTGGTATGCCTGAGATGACCAGTGTGAAGGCAGTATCTCAGGTGGCTGCTGTGGATTCAACTACCAAGTTTGTTGATGATGCTGATACAGTCCAAAAGGATGAGTCCATGGTTGCTCATGTTTCTCCTGCTTGGTTTGCTCTTAATGATACGCAAGTTACTGAGCAAACTATAAAGGATTTTTTAGCTAAGCCTATTGTTTTAGCTTCTGGAAATTTTTCGACAACAGATACTTATTCATTCTTAAATAACTATAGTTTACCTTTTAGTGCTTTTAATGCTCCTCAGGGTGTGTTATGGGTACAAAAAGTGGCTGGTTATTTTGGGATAGTTATGGATATGAGGTTGCGGCTGGTAGTTAATGCTAATAGATTTCAACAAGGTAGATATTGTATAGGTTGGGTTCCGCTTTGTGGTCCAACTCCTACTACCAGTAATTTTAAGAATATAGCAGTCAATAATATGCATATGGCTACTTTAGTTCAGCGAACTACTGTACCACATGTTGAAATTGATTTGAGTACTCAGACTAGTGCTGAATTGTTGTTGCCTTTTACTAGTACTCAAAGTTTCTGGCCGCTAAATTCTGTTTTTGGTGCATCAGATTATAGTTCTTTAGGCTATCTGAATGTATATCCTTATTCTCCTTTGGTAGCTCCTACTGGGAGTACTGTTGCTCCATACACTCTTTACATTTCTTTTGAGAATGTTAGATTGTTTGGTGCTAGTGCTCCTCAGTCTGGTTTGGCAGATCAAGAATTGAGCAATAAGTTGAATGGTCCTATCTCTGGAGTAGCTTCTGCTTTTTCTCGAGGCTTTAAAGAGATTTCTAATGTACCATTATTGTCTTCTTATGCTCTTACTGCTTCCTGGATATCCGATAGAATCGCGAGGACAGCAGCTATTTTTGGTTTCTCTAAACCTAGTCAGGGGGATTCTATAGTAAAATATCAGATATTAAATAATCCTGGGCATTCTCATGTTGATGGTGATAGTGATTGTAGATCTCTTGGTTTGATAGCAAAACCATCAACAGTTCCAGTTAAAGGTTTGTCTGGTACAGAGTTTGATGAAATGGATTTTTCTTATGTATGTAGGAAATATGCTTATTTCCTTACTATTGATTGGACTGATGTTTCTACTGGTTTATTGGCTAGTATTCCAGTTACTAATCTTAAGAATGTTATTGTTGGTAGTGTTTCTAATTATCCTCCTATAACATTTGTTTCGAATTTTTTTCAGTTATGGCGTGGTTCTTTGAAGTTTCGTTTTAAGTTTGTTAAAACTGAATTTCATTCTGGTAGGTTGGCTTTTTCTTTTCAACCTCAGGATGAGGTTGTAATCGCAGGTAGTTCCCAATATCTTAATCGAGTTATTATTGATATAAGAGAGCATACTGAATTTGAAATAGTGGTGCCATATATCTCCAGAAGGGCGTTTATTGGTGCTGGGTCTAAAACTGGTGTTTTAAATGTTGAAGTAGTAGATGCTTTGGTTGCTCCTGCTTCCGTTTCTAATGCTATAACTATTCTTGTAGAGTTAGCTGGAGGAGATGATGTGGAATTTGCTGTACCTAGATCTTTTAGTGTTATGCCTACTATTATTACACCTCAATCAGGTTTATCTGAAGATAAAACTGTAAGTTTGAATATAGGCAATTCTATGGTTGATGCAAATTCTATAGCAGCTTCTGCTTATGCTATTGGTGATAAAGTTACTAATTTTCGTGCTTTTTTAAAACGTTTTTCACCTATAGCACCTAATAGTAGAGTTGCTGCTTCTACATCGAAGCTTAATGGGCCTCAGCTTGTTATTAATGTTGATTCCATTTTAGCTCTCAATACTGGTGTTGCCACTTACTATCATGTTTCTGATAATGTTGGCTTAGTTGCCTCTTGTTATGGCATGTGGGGAGGTGGTATTAGGATTAAGGATGTATTGTCGACGAACTTGACAACTACGCCTGGTGCTATTATCACCGCAAACACTGTCACAGCTGTTGGTATAGCTTTAAGTGGTGGAACTCAATCTTCTATGATAGCTCAGACAGCATATACTACTGGAGGTTTGAGTCATAATACACCTCAAATATTACAACAAGTTTTTAATAATAATACTTTGGTTGTTGAAATTCCGCAGTATACTGCCAATTTGAAGCGTAATGTTGTTGATGCAATCATTTTGCAGAATGATGCTGCTTCAACATTTAACGCTCAACAAACTACTGGTTGCACTCAGATGCAGTTGAGGATAACACCTCCTGCTGGTTTGGGTGCACCAGTTACCACTAATATTGATTACGATTTTCACAATATTTATCGTTCTCTATCTGATGATGCAGATTTTAGTGTTTTTATTTCCATTCCTCCTCTTGCT